GCGTGGGTCAAGCGTTCGAATCGCTTCGGAATCACTTAAAGGACTGATTATAATTCATTGATAATCAGTCCTTTTTCTTTTCTATAAAAAGTCGAAAGGCTATAAAAAAAAGATACCATTTCTCACCGGAAAGTCACCAACAGTGGAAAAACAGTGTCTTTAAAAACTTATAGCTTATGGCAACACTATCATTAACTATTCTATCCGCTAAGCCCACCAAGGCTGGCAAATTTCCTATTCTTATCCGCGTATCAGTCAAGAATGATAAGGAGTACATTAAAACGGAATATCAATTGGACGATGCTTGCCAATGGTATAACGGAAAAGTAGTAGCCCGCAATGATGCTACAATGATGAACAAACAACTTATATATGAGTTGAAAAAATACAAAGAACGTTTGCAGTATATTGACAACTACGATTGTTATACTGCCAAACAACTAAAAATTATACTAACACAGCAAGATAAGATTGCTCCAGACATGCGTACATTCAATGATTTCATGCGACAGAGGATCAAGGAAAAGAAAGAAGAAGGAAAGACTAGCCATGCTAAAATGCTAGAAGACACCTTAAAGATCTTTGAGAGCGCAGAAGGTGAGGTACCAATGATTATTATGAATCACATTACCGTTGAACATTTTGATAGATGGATGAAACTCCATGGCCATACTGACGGGGGCCGACAGATTCGGTTAAGTCACATAAAAGCACGGATTAATGAAGCTATTAAGTTAGGGATAATACGATGTGACAAACACCCATTTGCCTACACAAAGATTCCCATCCCAGAGCCAAGGAGTCTTGATATATCTGTAGACGCGATAAGAAAGATTATTAGCGCAGATGTCTCAAAGAGCAAGCAGTTGTCTTTAGCTAAGGATATGTTTTTGCTATCATTCTACTTAGGAGGTATCAATTATGCAGATCTCATTCAAGTAGATTTATCAGAAGATGTAATTAGTTATATACGATTAAAAAGTGGTGAGCATAAAACGAAAAACCGAACTACGAGTATAGCTGTCTGCCCGGAAGCAAAAAACATAATAAATAAATATATTGGGAAAAATGGAAAGCTGAAGTTTGACTACAAATACACAGCAGGTAATTTACAACGCTATATCAATAAATGCTTAAAACTCCTAGCAACAGAGTTAAATATAAAGGAGGGATTGACCTTTTATTCAGCCCGTAAAACTTTTGCCCAGTTCGCTTCCGAGATTGGGATCCCCTATCCTATTATTGAATACTGTTTGGGGCACTCCATAAAGACCAGCATTACTATTAATTCTTATGTTCGGGTAAAACAGCATCAGGCAGACGCAGCAATTCAAAGAGTTATTGATTATATTAATAATCCAGAAGTGTTCAAACCATATATAGAGATGCGAGCACAAATGCAAATGATGATATGATATAAATAATGAGTTAAGAGGTAGCTTATCCGGCTACCTCTTCTATTTTTTTCCTGAATTCTCGTAATTGCCCGATGGTAGGATGAAAAGTCGGATTTTCCCAATTTCTGGAAATCATTGCAATCATTGATTCAAGATACTTCCCGCAATCTATAATTACAGTACTCTGATTAACCTGATAGCGTCCAGACGGGTAAGATTTACTTTCTAGGGTTGATTTAGCCCAAGTAAGTAGTTCCTGAACGGAGTCATGATCGTAGTTATTTCCTTCCATTAATTTATATTTAAAGACAAAATAAAATCATATACTATACATAGTTTAATATATGCTACTCTCCAAACATCTGTTTGTATTTCAATCTAAAATTTGGGCTCTGGGCTATCGCAATCGGCTTGTCTTGTATATTCCATGTTACTTTAATCCATCCCTTTTGCTCCAAATTACGACATATAGCGGTAGAATAATCACCTCCTATTATCATTCGTTTACTTTTTAACTCCTCTAATAATTCTTTTTCTTTTGATTCCATATATACTTATTTTTAATTATAGCACAAAGGTAAAGAAGTTATTTAAAAAACAGAGAAACAATAATAGGCAAATTGTTTCACTAGTGAAACAAAAAAGCCCCGACTACACTTAGTCGAGGCTCATTCTTTTTGGAGTATATAACGTATTGTCTCCCGTTCTCGAAAACTAGCAACTTTTCCGTAGAGAGATGATACAACAGACATCCCCACCCGTACACAAATATACTAATTATTTTTTAGATTTGAATATTATCTGACCAATTATTATCAGAGTAAACAAAATTATAATTCCAAACGCCCACCCGCCCAACTCCATTTTGACTTTTTCCCAACGGTTCAATTCTTTTTCAACCGGATAAGGAACACGAATAGAATCGTTTTTAAGAATCGTATCAGTACGATCCGTTGTTAGGTAGCGATACAGATACTTATATCTATACTGATAAACTGTATCGCCCTTTATGAGTGTATAAATACTATCTCGTTGATAGATGCTATCATAACGGGTACTATCATGCGTCTTGTACTCTGTTCGGATGCTTTCGACTGGAACATACTTGATGCTCCGACAGGACATGAAGCATATTCCTGATGCCAAGAACATGGCTATATAGATCAAGGTTTTCATGGCCGGATAACTGTATTACGCAAAAAGTTGGTAAACTCGGAACGAACATCAAAACAGGGACATGATTTGATATATTCTGCCGGTTCAACCTCACCGCTACAGTCTAAGTCAGGCGAAGTATCACGGTGACCAAGTAATTCTATAATTTGATATTCTTTACAGCATTTTGCCACCAAATCACGGAGAGCTTTCTTTTGTGCATCCGTCCGAGTGTCCGCAGTTTTTCCACTTGAATCCAGTCCGCCAATATAGCAGATACCTATACTATGTTTATTATAGGATGCTCCGGAGAATCCTTTGGTGTTACAATGCGCTCCATCAATGTTTAACGGCCTACCATTCTCCACAGTGCCATCAAGGTCAATGACGAAGTTATAACCGATCTGACTGAATCCCCTTTGTCGGTGCATCCGGTCAATGTCCTTTGCACGTAAATCCTGCCCGGCACGTGTGGCCGAGCAGTGGATAATAATCGAATCAATAGTTCTCATTCTTTTCCTCCCATTTTAATTAATAATCACTTGGCGGCTGACGATTACCACATCCGCGAACATCACATTTCTTTATCTCGGCCTCTTTAAGCTTTAATTCAAGTTCATGCTTATCATAGATGAGTTGGAGCTTCTCCGCTTGTTCCTGACGAAGCTCTACATAGATAGCATCAATTTTCGTATCACGTTGAGCAATGCGTTCCTCCAACCAAGCAACTTGATTACGTTCGTTCTCATTCTCTGCTGCATCTGCTGCTGCATCCTCTTTCCTTGCATCAGTCTTACGATTGACGTAGAAATTTACAATCCATTTGATTGCCTCTAAGCCTCCTAAAGCTCCGAGGATTGTTAGCCAGTCATTTAGTTCCATCATTCCTTATCTATAAAAGATTCACTAATATCCCAATAAGAATCGTCATTCGTTGACACGGCCGTAATAGTACCTTGTGAACCTGGAGACAAGCATACAAAAGAATGGGCACTTATACTACCTGACTTAGTTTGCATAAAAGATGCAGATTGACATTTAAATCCAATTACATCAAAACTACGTGTACCCAATCGGCAATTTATATCCAATATCGCTCCTGGAACATCCGATGGATTAGGAAGATTGATATAACGAGGCTCGCCAACATACGCTGTCAGTGTCTCAATATATGTTCCCTTTCTCAAATCTATATTATATGGATTTCTACCATGAATACCAAGTTCATCCATTTCATGAACAGCCGATCTCCATATAACTCTTGGTCTACTTCTTTGATATAAATATCCATATTCATCCCAATAAATAGAATTATCTGCCAGCAACCCAGTACCATCTTCCCTCAATACTATTTTCCCATTCGCAAGAGATAAGCTTCCCTCCTCAACTTCCACTCTTCCTTTAAACTTATACTTCCTATTTATCGGATCAAGTTCGAAAACTATTTCACCATCAACAACCGCAAATATCCCTGTACGCTTCTCGCCAGTAGTCTTATCGGTCAAACATTCCTTTCCTTGCACAATTCCAGTCAATTTTCCATCAGATGATTTGATACCAGAGAACATCTTAGGAGTTATAATATACTCTTCTCCTAGTTCTGTTGCATAGCCATTCCATTTTTCGATCCACGGTAAAAGATTGGCATCTTGTCCGTCTTTACCAGGCTCCCCTTTAATATTAATAGGCTTTCCCCATTCACCTGAATCTGCACTTTCTGCTACTTTTTGAGAAATCCAAATCACGGATGCGGTTGAATCCGTGTGCCAGCCTTCCGTTGTACCATCACCTGTAGGTTTTGCGGGTTCTTTCTCACTATCATTATAAGTTATATAAACTCTCATGCCATCCTTCCCATCTGTGCCATCGGTTCCGTCGACACCGTCATTCCCATCTGCAACCATTAATGCCCATGCCGTTCCGTTGTATATATATACCCGGCCATTATCCGTATCACGATATGCCCAATTCTTTTGAGGATTATCGGGAGGAATTGAAGAATCCCCTTTCCACACAATATCAAGCCCGTCATTTCCGTCTTTACCGTTAATTCCGTCCAGCCCATTCTTTCCATCCGAACCGTCAACGGTCATAACATACCATGCATTATCTTGATAAACATAGCATTTCTTATCTGTTGTGTTACGATAATACCATCCGTTTTTAGGATTATCAGGATGAGAAGAATATTCTCCTTTATACATAAGACTTATTCCATCTTTACCATTCACCCCATCGGCACCGTCTATACCATTGTATCCATCCTTTCCATCCTGACCATCTTTACCGGGTTCACCATCTTTACCGTTTGTTCCGGGTTCACCTTTCAAATTCTCTTTCGCTTCATCTGATAAATTATCCCACGTGAGAACAACATCCCGCATTGTACATACATATTTTCCCTCCACTAATGCCCAAGAAATTGCACCACCGGCTATGTGCCCCGATTTATCCGGTTTAAATAAGGCTGCACCACATCCAAATTCAGCACTACCATCCGGATATATACAGTAAGTAATGTTCTCATCATTATCGACTCCTTTAATCATACCATTCATGCTATAAAAGCCTTTAAGCCCATTACTGCCTGGAATATCACCCCCAACACGAATTTTTACTTTCCCATCCCAGTTCTTGCTATTGATATCAAACATCACGTCAATAGCAGGCTGCCCAGTTTCGTCAGCATGAAGATAAATAGCCGATTGACGAGCTTTATTCTGCGAGTTACCAAATTGTATTAGTTCGTCACCCGCTGCTGGCGGATAAATAACATTACCAGTTTCATCAAAATCGAATTCAGATAAAGGAATGTGCAAGGTCTTTGTCTCCACATCGACAGAATCAACTTCGACATGATAAAGTTTTGTCTTGTCACCGACAAATGTCTGACAACGTACGAAGTCGTGCGCTACGATACTCATATCCTCATCCTCCAACACTATGAGGTATTCTGTACCATCGTCAGAAATACGAGCGGACTTCACTTTTCCATGCCCTTGACTTATTGTTTGTGCACCAATGATAGCCCGAATCTTACTTATCAGCATTTCAAAAACAATCATAGTTTCACGGACCACGATTGTATCAATCTCCAGTTTCCATTTACCAGTCATGTACTCCCAGAGTTTCCAGCCATGTCCTGCAAAGCCGGACATGAAATCTTCCACATACTCTTTTACTCCATTCGCCAATTTTTGTCCTGTCTCTTTCACCGAACAGAGAAAGCCGTAAAACTTACCGTTACTTAATATTGCCATATTGTTTATATTTATTCATTATACGATGATAGTGGATATATTCTACTGGAATACTGTGACCACCAACTATTTCCTTTATAAGCTTCAACTGAATCGTCCGGAACATAAATCTTACAAGCAGCATTGAAGCCATAACCCAGATTTGCGGATGAACATGCAGGTGGGACACTTGAAGAAATCTTCAGATAAATCATAGACTTGCAATCATAGAATAAATCGTTACCAAACGAAGTAACCGAAGCAGGTACTTCCAATCCGGTTAATACGTTACACCCACGAAACATAAGTTTACCTAAGAGAGTTAGTCCATTAACAGGTAATATTACAGTCTTCAGACTGGAGCAGTAATCAAAGAAGTTATCCATACCCTCGCTGATTATTTCGTCAGGAAATTCGAAGCTTTCTAAAGAACCGCATTTTTCAAAAATGGACCATCTTAGTTTTAAAGGTTTCATTCTACCACTTTCAAACCCAACTTTCTTTAAATTAGGACAACCTGAAAAAATAGACTGCTGCATATATTCAACATATTTAGGAATAATCATTTCTTCTATCGCTGTCCCCCTGAAAGCTTCAAAAGCAATCTCTGTTACATAGGGAGGTAGCATGAAAGATTTCAAATTAGAGCAATATTTTAATAAACCCGGTTTAATCATTGAGATGGATGTCATGTACTGAAATTCATCAAAGTACATTATTTGAGTATTATTACTGAAAGGAGTACCAAACTGTGAATCTGTTATATTCGCCAATTGCGCTTTAATAATACCAGTACCATCACCATAATTCCCAACCATGTAAGAACCTATGAAATCGTCTTTGAATCGTAGATAAAATTCACCTGTTATATTAAGTACTAGCCGATTGAAATAACTACGAAGAGCTATGGCTGTATCTTCATAGCAATTCGTATTGATATGAAGCGTTCCATCAAGAACCGGGCGAGGATCATCACCAGCTACACCGGAACTGTTAAGCCCGACATAAGTCCCGTCTGCCAACTTTCCAAGGTTATCAAGCATCTCGGCTCCATTCTTATTATAGGTATATTCCCCAAACACTGCACGCACACGTTTAAGGGCATGCGCTTCTCCCTGTTCCTGCTGTGCATCCATGATCTTTATTAAAAGGTCAACCGGATTAAGTTTCGGACAATCACTGACAAAGAAGTCCGTAATCTTTCCGGCGCAATCATCGATAAGCACTCCCTCCTGTTTCAACAGAGGGAAGTTCTGTAATGTCAAATACCTGTTCGTGGATGGATATTGAACCAGTTCCAGACACCCGCCTTGCGGGAGCCTTATCTGTGTCAGTGACGTTCCATCAGCCCAAACTCTACGTAAATGCGTACACACAGAAAGGTCAAGAGAACCGGCCAACGTGGCTATGTTAGACAAAAGGATAGATTGCAGAGATACACAATCCGAGATAGTAAGTCCCGTGATCGCAATAACAATCCGCTCTGTACGGCTTCCCAGCTCTAATTCACGTAACATTCTTCCCTTGATGATAAGATTTCCGTTTACGTTTTTATCATGCCACTTACCAATACTCATCAGCCAACTGGCTCCCTGAATGATATTCTGCTGGTCACCTGTGCCACCCAGGTCTATTATCATTCTGCATACCTGTCCGGCCTTTGTTCTGCTACCCTTTACAATTGATGTACCGTTTGCAATAGTGGGATACATATCGATGGCGGGAATTATATCATAGGCGATAGCGTTTCCGGCAGCACGAACATTTATTGAATCTGTTCCATTTGCAGAATACTCCCCAAAACTATATTTTGAAGACATATACTGGATGCGCTTTTTCATCCATGCCGTTTCCGCGCTGTATAAATCCCCTAGTTCCTGTGTCAATGGGTCAGTATCATTCGTGTATCGTCCGGCATTCATCATTAGCTTGGCATTCTCATAGCGTTTGGAATCTTCATTCACTGTTACAGCCGGAAAATATTCTTTCACGTTGAGATAGTATTTCTGGTACCATGCATAGACTTTTTCTGCATGAGTACCGGATTTCAAGCCGCCTAATACCTCCATAGCCGACATCATAGAACGCATTCCTGCAGCAAGTTCGTCCGGAAACGCCAGTTCCAACAGATTCCAGAACACGGAAGTTTCTCCATTCCATACAGGAGCTCCGGTATCATAACTGTCATGTACCTCGACATAATACCCCTTTCGGAGTTGTCCCTGATTGGTGATAGGCATTATTGTATCAAGGTCGTCCTGTCTCCATTTCCATTTACAGCCTTCTCCAAAACAATATGGGTATGTGTTTTTTGCCCGGTTATCGGTAGCAGCAACAAATTCGGTAAAGTTGTGATGGTATATTGCGTCGGGAATATCAAAGTAGGTCTTAGATTCAGCCCTGAATTTGGCAATGCGGGCGTTGATGAAAAGTGTATTCAGTTCATCATTTGTTTTCCCCACCAAATCAGCACTTGATAAACCGTACCCCTTATTTACAAGTTGGTGTATCAGGTTTATTTGTCCTTCACCTATGTCGGATGGTATGAACTGTTTTTCTGCAGCTTCATAATAATACAGGTTATACAGATTTGTATCACCCGGCTTTGCGATCCAGTATTCCACACCATTCTCTTTATAACCGGATGCGTCAGCATTCAATTCAGCCAGCGTCCCATTAAACGGCTGAATTCTGCTCGAACAGGAATACACAAGATTATAGGCCGGTATCCAGTATTTTATATTCTCCGGAAGTCCACCGTCAAGACCAATGCTGTTTTCTCCATTGTATTGCCATGACTCTTCGTCTGCGTTATATGTAATTCTTCCCGTATTCCAAGGTACGCGAAACAATGCCGGAAGTGGGGAGTTATCCGCTCCCTCAATAGAGATAAGGCCGGGAAACAAATCGGTATCATAACCAAAACAATACTTGTCCCCCTTGTCCGGACCACCAGTAAACTCACCCATACTGGTGTATACTATTTCACCCTCGTCATTGAGTTCCTTGCGGAAAGCCATAAATGGCTCCTGATAGACAGAAACACGGACTTTCGGATCAAGGGCAATTGCTTCATTAGTGAGTCCGAGCTGTTTATACAAATCCGTATATGAATTAACCGAACCAGCCTTGTGATCCTGCATGGATGATGCCCAGTTTTTCTTGAATGTAACGGATGCACATGCAGGAACGTTATCAAACATGATAAACTTCTTTGTGGTTGTTGACCCGTCAGCATAAGTAATAACAGACTTCGTCTTGTCAACCTTACCCTTTTCATTCCATTCCCAGTATTTTTTAGAAGATGTGCCCTGACCACTCAATTCCACATTGGTGATGGTCACGTTTCGTTCCGGGCGGTTTACAAATAGTATTTCAAGTGTACCTGTTCTCTTTGCTGTATCATAATAAGACGGGAATATATTATCGAATACAAAGACATTCATTTTTGCCCTTATGGCATCGAAGTCTAACTGTGTGGCCATTGCGTCATAAAGATTGTTATTCTCGCTTTCTTCAACCTTTTCATCGGTACCGGGCAACCAATTGATATAATTCTTATGTACTGCGTTGGAGCCTAGTCCGGTTTCATATATACGGATTCCATAGACATCCACGTCAGCATAATCAGAACCTATAATTATATCTCCATTCTGCGCCCAATAATCATTTGATTCGTAAAGGAAAGTACGATTCTTTTTTCCATTGATATAAATAGAGCAAAGATTAAATCCGGTATTTCCATACATATTCGGCGAAATGGTCATGGCTATCCTAACACGTACACCATCATCGGTTGGAATTGATTGTAACTCCTCATTTTTAAGAGACTGGCTACACGGCCAGATGTTGTTTGCATAAATATTAAGTCCGGTAAATCCTTTTCCATCCGGTACCGACAAAGTAATAATAGGCTCGGAGTAGTCGGTAACATTATAAATCTTATAATCCAGTTCAATGGTTTTCCCATTACGGGCACTTTCTATTTCAAAAGGCTTGTAACCGATATCCAACAAGCTTCCGGCCATCATTCTTAATACACGGTTTCCGTCACTGTCTACAGTCCATCCGTCGTTATTCCAGTTCATGCCTTCCCATTCGGCTGCGATTTGAGAACTGTCTATTTCATTGATAATCTTTTGGTAATTTGACTGACTATTAGTACGTGTACGCGGGTTCATGTAAAAGACTGATCCGGCCGTAGCGGAAAAGCCGGAAGAGTTGCTCACAGGGAAGAGCATAGTATCGGCCAAAGGCTCTCCATTATCCGATACGGCTACAGAGATTTCAAAGTCTGTATCATCGACGGTTTCAATCTCCATTGCATAAGAGAAGCTATTTTTCGTATTAGTGGGTATCGTACTCTCCTCACTGGTATATACGGTAAGATTATCCATTCTAATGGAAAATGTGCCACTTGTAGCCGTAGCATCACCATCATAAACTGAATATTCAAAAAGTTTATTGTTCGACCAGTTGGATGCTTTTTCTGAAAGATTATTCACACACATCAGCTTCACCTGCTCGCCTTCCGATGCGCACATGATATTGAAAGACACCGTTTTGGTTTTGATGGTGCCATCGGAGTTTTCAAGATAAACGGATAATTTGTATACACCCGTCTGTCCGGGGTGGTCAATAGAGAAATTCAAAGCGGTATCCGTATAGATAACGTTTCCCAGCACTTGCTCATACGCTTTGGCGTAGTTTTCTCCCTCAAGGGTGACTTTAAGTGTCTTGTTTACATTTCCGGATATATAGAGAGGAATAGAAATTGCCCCGGAATATAATGTCCACCACTGGAAAGTATCAGCCTTGACAGACAATGATGTCATCGTTACATTATAAGTATAAGCCGGAGTGGCCTGTCCGGTCACTTCACCGGTTATTTTAACCATGATTGAGTTGGCCCCATTCGCAAGATACTCGGCTATATCAACTTTTGTGGCAGTAATGGAGTTAACCATCAGGGTTTTTATCAGGGTATAGTCTGCACTGACAGAGTTTTTTATGAATATCTCACACTTGCCACGTTCTCCGGTATTCTCGTAAGGATCATTATAGCTGTAACGTTCCTGTGAAATGAATGTGAAATTTAATACGCAAGGTTCACCCTTTTGTGAAGTAAAAGACTTATCACCATTATTTTGGACACGGATATAGTATTGAACTCCGGTTGTGGAGTCAAGACGCTGGTAGATATCGTTGACAGAATCTTGCAAACTGTCTATTTCTTCTGAATGAATTGCGATAACTTCTTTATCCGCATCGGTAAAGTCATTGGTAGATAAATCTTTTCCGTCCACTTTATCTACTTTTTCGTCAATAAGTTCCCGAAGTACGGTATCATCAAAATTTGTCTGATAATCTACCCATTCGCCATTTTTATATTGATACTCCTTATCTGTCTCTTTTACATAGACGACACAGCCTTCTGTCAATCGGTCGGCTGTAATGGCATTCCTTGCGTCAATAGTAGATACCTCCTTATGACCACCTTGACCATAAATAGAATAGTGCGTAGGATATACGTCTCTACTTGTGCCCGGAACAATAGGGGAATATACATTGGTTCCCTTCAATTCTTCACTCATTTCACCTCAATATTTAATACACCCGTCTGGATGCTATTTAAACGATAAATAGTGTAACTCTCTTTGTGACCGAAAGCGTTTGTAACTTCACGAGTTTCTTCTTTCCAGTCTGTATTACGCAATCCTCCAATCCAGAACTGAATACCGGATACCATAGATGTAGGAAGGATGTAATAAGGATACTTACCACCGGTACAATCGAAAACAGTAGAGCCTTGCGTCCGGCCGGCCCATGTGTTTGATAAAGACAAAATCTCATCATTTGTCAATGTTCCGCTTGCGGACACTCCGTAATACTTCTTCACCTTAAATTGTGCTGATACGGACTTTGTATATGTCTGTCCGCCCTGTATCGCTTTCAGAGTATAAGTTGTATCCGTAGCAACATTTGCGTATTGCTTTGCCCTGATTCCGATTAACAGTGATTCATTGTTGATTGATTGTGATTCAATATCCCGATCATAAGTCCATGACAGAGATATTGTTTGTGAACTGCCTTTCTCATAAGTTCCACCTCCTGATAGTGTCATAGTAAACGGAAAGACTTTCAACATGAGTTGTGAGACTTGAGAGAATAAAGTGGTATTAATTGTCCAACCAGAAGCTCCGGCAAGACGTACAAGCAAATCGTCCGTATCTGATATCTTATCTGCTTCGTCAGTTACGTTATCAAGTTCACCTAATGTTACCGCACCACCTGTAGCAGTACGCATTTCCTCAATAAATACATCTTCGTTCTCTTCTACAATACCATCCTCGAACTCTTCCGATAATAAAGACATCAGCATAGGTTCTACAGCTTCTGTCTTACGAACAACCAAGCCGTTATTAGCTTCAATTAGCTCTTTAGAAACAATACCTTTCAGAAAAGTTATAAGCCCAGCAGCTTCATCATTTTCTATTTTAGAAAGATATGTTTTCTCTATTTTATCTAAAATTATTTTGGCTGATTCTGCTATTTCTTTAGTGATTCGGAGTGATGATAGCGTGTTTTCCTCTGAAAGTTCTGTCTCGTCATCATTTTTAATAATCCGTGATAGAATTTCACCAAGAACTCGGAGAGATGAAAGAACATTTTTATCGGTTAATGATCGCATGTCATCAACCTTTATGATATCAATATTAGTCCCTCCACCACCAGTTATTAACGTACTCCCACCCCCGCTACCAGAGCGTACAACAGTGGCCCCAGCCGGATAATTTTTCGACCGGGGGTTAGATGGAATTACTCTTGACTTTATTAAAATATCACTCATACTTCTATCATTATACACTGAAATTGATTCATCTTATAATCGATTGTGCCTCCAACATTGATGAATCTCTTATTAACCATATAATTGTCAGACAAACGAGTTATAGGCGTTAAATCAGGTGTCTCTTTTATTACTTGTGTTAACTTTATCTGGGGGGCACTATACCGTTTAATTATTCTTCTTATTAGATGCTCCTCTGGGCGGATGGTTGTTCCTTCAATCACGGAGTATAAGTTATCAGTCAGATAGTTATCCCCTATAATAACTTTACTATAACAAGCTCCATCATTATTATGAGAAGTAATCTTAAATTCTATTTCCTCCAATTCATTGATATAATTTTCATTTGCTACATTTTCATAAATACGATCTGTATCATTATTTTTTTCTTCGTCTTGTTCTGGTATCCCGGAAAATAATTGTAGTTTTAAATCACGCATGAAAGTATAATATGGATAACGTTTAATCTGGCCGCCTTCTCCGTAATTATTGGGAAAAGGACGTAATACTGTAAGTTCAATTTTTCCAAAAAGTTTATCTGATGCTTTAATTGGTATTGCATATCCTTTAGAATCTATATTCATGTCATAAGTTACATTGTTTTCAAAATCATTCCACTCATACCATACTTTACTTTTTCCATATCCACCGCATTTAATAATAAAACGAGATTCTTCCTTGGTCCATTTTCCACCTGTCCAGTATTTGTCTCCTATCTTCAATTTGAATTTACAACAATTATCTCCAGCTGTATTATTCCAAGTGCCATCACCTCCCTGCGCTGGGCTGGTGTATAGTGAGTCTGATTGAAAGTATTGTCCAGAAAGCAATAGATAACTTGATCCATCAGATGGAGAGATTATAGTTTCTACCAAATAGTCAGAATTAATCTGTAATACTGGGATATCTTTATTTAGGAATAGTGTCAAGTCAGTCAAAGAACTATAATTCTTGTTGCCTAAGCCCATTCCAATAATTAGCACATCCTCAAAGCTTAACGATGATGGAGTACCGTCTTCCCATTTGTATTTCGCCTGCTTGCTGATTAATGATCCTATATTGTTAATAACGGCATTATCAGCATTATTTCCTAATGATTTCAAATCAATTTCAATCCCTTGCAAAGAATCTTTGTCACTAAATACATTGTTGAACCGAGGGTTTATATAGAATTTTACGAAGAATGAAAAACGATCTCCATCTATTTTCCGATAATATGGACTATTTTTAATCAAAGGACTTAATAAAGAATCTCCAAATAAATCAGGAATAAGCGAATCAACTGGGTAATTGCTGTCTTTTACTGTAACTTTATTATAGCCCGGCAAAATATCTAATGCATGATCGGATCCTGCGAAACCTATACTTTGTACATTAAGCAAGTTCAATCCCTCTGTTCCTATTTTCTCGAATGTTACAGGACCATATTTATAGAATTCCCCGATATGATCTATATCTATGAAGTATAAATCCCCTCTCCAATCAACGCAAGTCCAATTAAGGAATTTGCAAACCTCTTCTAATACTTCTTTCAAATTCATAGCCTTATCATCTTCATCGAAGAAATTCTGTTCACTTACCGTTATACCTTCTAACACATTGCTTTCTGTTGCATAACTTTCTACGTCTTTCGCATATACATGGGGGAAATATACAGCATTGTATTGAGCCGAAGTCGAAGTAATACATTTTTTTATTAGGTCCCAGAAAGACACAAATGTGCGGCTCTCCCCCATTTGTTTATAATCTATAAATTCAAGGGTGGACATAGCACTCATGCACTCCAGTTCAAGATTAAATGTCTTCAAAGTGTAGTCTTGTGTGTAAAGTTCTGGTTTTATGAATCCACACCAAGTAGCTAAGCCATTTACTTTCAATGTCACCCGATACATTTGATAAGCCGTAGAAAACAAACTTTGCAGGTAGTCGCTACCAACCACCCGGATCGTTGCTGTACTAAATCGAGTAGGAGTATAAAGAAATTCTTCATCTTCTATGTCAACTGTAAAAGGAGAATCACCAGCAGGGATTAATTCTTTTGACTTACCTATATAGTTTTCTTTTTCGATTTCTACCACACATGAGGCATTGTCCAGTGTGGCAAATGGTACTGTATATATTAATCCGTAACTCATGATATTGGTTTCTTTCCTTGTGACTTCAGTTCATTATTAATTGTAAGAATAAGGTCTTTAGCCCGAACTCTAGTAGTTATTGTGGAAGACATATTTCCACTTTCTCCCAATCTACCTGAATTGATAGCTTCAAATAGCCGTGACTGTTGTCCTTGGTTCAAAATCATCTCTCCAGCATTGACACGGGCTAGTATTTTATCCCCAGAAGTGGGGCCACCGGTTATAACGCCTCCAGTAGCAAATTTCGGAATTGAAGCAAACAACGCAACCGCAGCAGCTATTGCAGCACCAATAGCAATTATGTTTGCCGGGAATGGTAAACTTGCAGCACTAGATCCTGCCGCCCTTACTCCCTTGGCTGTATTGGCAGCTACTTCCGTTGTTGCAGAAGTTGCGGCCGTGGCGGCTTCTGACGTGTCTGCTAATTTTTTTCTCTCGGAATTGGCTATTTTTACCTCTGTGACGACAGTATCAACCGCCGCTTCTGTTAACTTTGATGTGGCAGACTCATCAGTCATCGCATTCTCTTGCTGTTTTGCCTGTGTGAGCTTATTGGTAAGTTCTGTCAGGCTCTCAATCATCTTAATGATAGATAAGAAAGCATCTACCACATTTGTCATAGCATTCCAGATAGCCATAATTCTCTCCCACCCAGTTGCGTCTACGTCATTTATAACATCACGAAGGTTACTGAACGCACTTACAATACGGTCTGAACTGCTTGCAATGTCTTTGACACCAGAATACAATGATTCATTAAGCTCTTTATTGAGATTCTTGATATCCTCTTTTACCTGTGCTAATTTCAAAGCTTCTTCCAATGACGGAACATTCGCCATAGCATTAGCAACTTCATCTGATAAAGTTTTTCCAATGACTCTTGCTTCTTCTTTGTATTTATCTGCTAACTCTTTAGCCTTGTCCAGATTTGCAGAGGCAATATCAGTTTTTGTCTTTTTGTAATCAAATGTAGTATCACGCGGTTTTACCTTAGTGGATGATGAAAGGAGTTTGGCATTTAACTGCATAGCTGTGATAAACACATCAGCCTCATCTCCGATACCCTTGATACCGGCAGCGGATTTGGCTGCTTCGATTGAAAGAGACGCAATATTACTGTTCAAATCCTTTTGAGACATTAAGCCCTTAGCTTGCTGCACTTGGGCTTCTTTTACCTTTGCGTTATAGTCTTTCTGAACCTTTTCAAATTCAACAAGAGCAGCATTCTTATCTTGATTCTTTATAGCAGCCTCTGCTGCTTCCTTTCTGGCTTTCAGATACTCGCTTTCAAGAACTTCTTTATCACCTGTTCCTTTAGCTTGAGCATACATCTTTATGTTCAATTCACCAAGATTCTTGTTATATTCAGCTTGAGTAATCTTTCCTATTTCTAGTTCGGCTTTTAATTCTTCGAATTGTTTATTGAAAGATTCCTGCTCTTTTTGTAGAGGAGTTTTTTTCTTTTTGCTATCATCGGGATCTGCTGTTGATGTCGTTAATTTGCTAGCATTGGCCTGGTATTTACCTGCTCTGTTAGTGGCATCTGCTATTACACGGTTATTTTCGATATATTCTTTTACTGCCTTATCCACATCAGACAAAGAAATTCCTTTGTATAAATTACCATTTTTCTTTAGTTCATCTCTGATAGCATTATTATAGGCAAAGCTGTTTCGATTAGACGTGCCATCGATAGGCTTTAATTTGACTAATCGATCCATCTGTTCAGTGCTTAGTCCTACGCTTCCCGACAGATGCGCATTCTTTTCCGAATACTCTCCGACAGTATTAAAAGCATGTTCTGCCATGGCTGCTTCCCTAAGCAATGCTATTCTTGTTTTTACTAATTTGTTGAGTTCTTCTTGTGATAAGTTCTCTTTACCTAACATCTTCTGCAACTCGCCTTGTGCTATGTTAATTTCATTTTGACTTTTCTTTCTGTCGTTCATGATATTAATCAAAGTTTGCATACGTGTTATTTCTGGAGTATTGCTTGCACTCCAAAGACTCTTCTGATAATCAGAGAATATATTCTTTATTCGTTTGGCTTCCTGATACACTTCAAACAACTTTCCACCAATAGCCGCCAACGCAGAGAATATAATCGCTGGCGCAAACGAACTCCAAAGCCCTTTCAGAGATAGCATCAATCTTTTTGCTTGTCCTCCTACGATAATGCAGGCTTTTTTAAAGCCGTTAGCTCCTGCCATAGCGGAAGTAGTTGTGGATATAGATTTTTCTTTATCAAGCGCTTTTTGCTCTATCGCTCTAGCTCTTTCGAGTGCACTTTCAGCAGATATTCGAGCCCGGATGGCCTTGTCTTTTGCAACCTCCGCTGTTATTACATCAGATGCTACACCATTAGCTAGCGCCGTCTGATAATTGGCTTCTGCAAGTGCTTCCGCTTTTCTTTTTACGGCTAGTGTCTGTTCTGTCAAGACCCTTTTCTCTGTAGCTGCTATAGCTCTAGCGGATGCTCTTTCACCGCTCATTGCTACGTTGTCATAAGCAACAGACCACCCTCTCCACATTTTGGTAGCGGCATTTATGGCAACAAATACAATCGCGGCAAAAGCTAGCAACATTATATTCTTGAGATTATCCCCAAGTCCTTGAACGGCCCCGGTCAACCAATCAATCAGGGCTTTATATTTACTCTGTGCATCCGTCCCGTTTACAAATTCTGTAAATGCGTTTTTCAGGCGATTTACAGATGTTTCCAAGTTGTCAGTATCAACGTTAGGAATCATCTCGTTGAGTGCTTCTGCGAACTTAGGAAGCACGTCTTTACTCATTAGCTTACCCTGCTTCATCAGCTTGTCAAGTCCGGCAACAGAGACACCCGCAGCTTTTGCCATCGCCTGTAATGCAACCGGAAGACGTTCTCCCATCTGTAGACGTAATTCCTCGGAACTAATCTTGCCTTTACTCATCATTTGAGAAAGTGCAAGCATAACCCCATTACTATCGTCTGCGCTCATCCCAAAGGCTGTACAAGCGCGGGAAACAGATTCGAACACTTTCCGCTGATCCATCATTGACATACCGGAGATGGACGCGGCAGCCGTAAACTTGGCATAATTAGCCGTCAAAGCGTTAATCTCCAGTCCATACTTCTTTGCCAAGTCCAGTAAATACCGCTGATTGTCGGCATACTGTGACATACTACCGGACACATTCTTTAGTGCGGTAGTCACTCTATTAGTTTCACGAGCTATTTCAATGAGCCGAGAAATGAAATTACTCAAACCTAAGCCACCGGCCCCCAGAGCTGCAGCAAAAGTAAGAAACTGCATTTGCATTGATTTGAATGCAGCTTTCACTTGATTTGAACCTCTTTTAAAGTTCTCCGTGAGTAAATTTATAGCTATACTAAAGCTTAAATGTCCTGCCATTATTGTTCTCTTTTAGACCAGTTTACACTATCTATATCAAATAATTCTCCTGAAAGGAATTTTTTTAAATCTTCCTCATTCTCTTTCATTACACGCTCTGCATTCTTCTTGATTTCTTCTTCCTCCCAAGGGAAAGTATATAAATCCCGAGCGCTTGGCAACTTCTTACCATCTACATGGGGAAGAATATTCAGATAGGTCCAAAGCCGTTCACTTTCCATCTGCTCTTTCTTCTTTCGCTCATACGCTTCAATATATAAAGGCAGATCGCATAATTTCATCTCTTCCAATGCGTAGTGTGCATCTAACCCTGACATGATGAGCGTTGAAACCAGTTCTCCAATCATACCAGGGATAGCCCTGTGATTTACCAGTTCATCCTCTTCTTGTTTTTTCTGAAATTGAGTGAGAACTGCTGTCTCTCTCTAAGGCCACAATCATTCCACGGGCTATTTTTTCGTTAGAAAGGGTATGTCGGAACACTTCAAATGTATATATTTTGTCTTCCTTGTTACATATCGTTGTAGTATACAGTAATAATTCTACGTCATCCTTATCGGAGTAGTCCATTAGGGAAAATGATTTTTTCCGAAGTTGCTCCCACCTGATTATTGACTGAACATTCAGTTTCACTTTCGTATCAAGACGAAATTTCTTTGGAGCTGGATGACGCAACGTTATTGGAGTACCTGAATGATAGCATTTATCATCAACAATTGCAACTATTGTAAATACTGCAAAAACAATGATGATGGATATGATGAATAAACTCATAGTTGTTCTAATTAAAAAAGGCGGCCATCATCTGACCGCCTTCGCTTACATTCTTATTCTTTTCTTCTTTACGCTTTTGTACCATCCTCCAAAGCCCCGGTTCCCTGTAGAGAAATGGAACTAGTACAGATTGCACCATTATCGGCCTTAAGAGAGAGGGCGGTAATAATAGCCTGTCCTTTTACGTATTCTTCACCTTTAGGAAAATCCCCCTCTGTTTCTTCTGACTTTGCAAGAACGAACGGTATTGGCTTACGATCTGCCATCATCTTTTTAAGTGTAGAAAAAGAAAGATGTCCGGTCTTGAGAGATAACATACTCTCACAGGATACAGTGTATCCTAATTGCCCAACAAGATATTCTTTCCAATTACCAGACATTTTATTAGATGTGTCAATGGTATCTGCTGAAAGGTCAATACCGCATGATGTACCAAACGCAATCGGTGTTATTACTGCCGGTGTACTACCATCCGCTGGAGTAGTTTCAACAAAAAGCATTAACTTATCACCAACGATCATATCTTTGGAGGAATCATATTTTTTTCTGCCATATTCTTTAAAATTTTAGTTTTACGTTTCATTTTTTACTCTACTGAAAATTGAAGCACCTGAAAGTATTTTCCTTCTGAATAATCCTCCGTAGAGTCTTCCAAGTGTATAGTCATATCCGGGTTAGAAAATTGACCTTCTAAAGCCTCATATATTAGAGAAGCCAACTGTAGGCTGCGATCATAATCATCACTAACAGCATTTACAAATACAGTAGGAATTTGCCGGGCAACGCCCATTTTAGTATATTCTTGTTTGTAACCGTCACGCTGATAAATGATGAAATCACCTTCTGTTTTCAATGGAGCAACGACAGGAAATATTTTCTTTCCTATCAGAGAGGTGATCTCTTCTGAATCAAGTAAAATGCTTCTAATCTCGGTTGTAATTGCCAATTTATTCATGAGCTTCTGTTATTTATTCGTTGAACGGCTCTTTGGACACCTTGATAGAGTGCACTCATAGCCCTACCCTCTTCACTCACTTTTGTATCTGACCAAAAACGATTAGCTGGCATAATACCTCGATTCGCACCACTCTTTGTTCTTCTAACTTTTGTTCCGGAGTCCACCAAGTGAGAATGATTACCACCTGGACGATCAAAGCCCGCGAGTGCTCCTAGTTTATTCCGTTTAACTCGGTTTGTAAACGAGTTCATCAAGTGGTTGGTCTGTTTACCGTGGTAAAGAAGACGAGACCGGAGATTAGCTCTACCTTTAACTCTGAAAACATTAACTGCAGATCGAAGACCACTCTTTATAGCCTTGTCCTTTTCGAAGTCCTCTAAATTGTCTACGAGGTACTGAATGTTTTCCCGATCTATTTGTTTAATCTCGATCATGTATCAATTTTTTCAAGAGTTAATAGCAGACTATTATCGTTTATTTGAGGATTAACCATTTTGAGATTATACTCATTGCCATTGTAAGTAACATGGAGATTCTCTTTGATTGCCGGATAATTACGTACCTGAAAAACGAGTGTATGCCCGATAAATTGCTCCATTGCACTAACCCCGTCCCTGTCTGCAATAAGAGACATCTTCTTGCGCACTGCCCGACATTGGAACACTTCTTTATACTCTTTCTTCACTGCCCCTGTAGGACTCTGCGTTTCAACCGGAGATTTAAATACAAGTAATTCGCGTAATAATCCTGCTCTCATTTTGAATAGTCTCTATAAAGATCAACTAAGTATTTTGCCCCTTGAGGAATTTCCTTTAGAGTGGCATACGCCGTATTTTCCCGATTTGCATAATAAGCACCAAGACACAGCAACATCGCCTGAACCAGCGGTGCCGGGATATTCTTACCGCCGTCAATGGTAGCAAGTTCTTCCACTGACACACAAAGCTCTTTCGCTGTTTTTTCTTCAGCTACAGTGATAAGAGTCTCTATATACGGATCTTCATCCGTATATGAGGGCTCTATATTCAAGTGCCTTTTTGCCATATCTAAGGTCACGTATGCCATATTACTTCATGGATGCAATAGTGAACGATTCAGGAAGAATCATACCCATATTCCAGTAAGAATTAACCACCAAACGAACCATACCCTTAGTTGCTTGTGTGTACGGATCAACAGTCAAGTCAATAGCCCCCCACTGTCCAAGGAAGTAATCTGCCCAATTACCAAATACAATACCGAATTCATCTTTTGCTTCCTGTAATTCCTTCGGAATATTGTTTGTGCGTAGAGCACGGTATCCATTCAGCATACCAATACCATCATTACCAAAGATGAACCCACCCGCACCGGAAGCATCTTTTACTTTGGTTTTAGCTTTTCCCACTAATGAAGGGTGCATGATATACCCTAAATTTCCGAACAGTGCATTGTTAAGGTCAGCATTGGTTTCCAATTCTACAATTTTAGCCCAATCCATGGCACCATTAACACTTCCGAAAGTTTGGAACATTCCATCAGGTACGTTATCCTCATGTACAGCATTGCTCAATGCTGTTTTCTCCACCTTCTGTGCGATAGCGACAGCTAACAATTGGCGGATCAGACCTTCCACAGAACGATTCTCTTGGATCAGTAATTGCTTGGAGATGTCTACGTAAGCCGTCAAACGATTCGGGCTGTAAAGTTTACCTTTGGAAAATTCTCCCTTACCGTCTTTTGCTTCGTCATTTTCTCCTTCCCAGAAAACTTGTGCAGCACTGTGCTTTGGCCAGTAGATATTTCCAACTAATCCGGTCATCATACGTACGCCAGCTTGGGACAATACGAGATTAGCCTCTAAAGGCAGCAACAATTCCTGTTGTTCTTCGTCAATCACGACACCTGTAGTGGCTTCTATCCCTGCAGTGTAAGCCGCACGTTTCTGATATGTCAGAGGGACAATCAACTCACCGCAATTTTCAGCAGTGGCGGCTACAGAACGGTGTAATTTGGTTGCATCCTCAATAACCGATGCTTCACTGGCACGTTGCTCTGTTTTATTCATCTGCGCCAGGATAGCACGACGGAGCGAAAAACTTTCATTTGCTACCGGCTGATGTCTTTTGCCTTGCTGACGATTCGCGGCTTCGTGTTCTTCGATCTCAATATCAATTTCCGCTCTGCGCTGTTGATTTGTACCAAGTTCCTCGGCTTCTTCCGGTTTGAACTGACGTTTTTCAGTCTTTGCGCCATTAATAATCTCTTTAGAACGAGCAATCAGCTGATTTCTTTCGTCCTTTAACTCTGTAATACTTTTTTCTTTTGCCATAAATTTATAAATTTAATGATTTCTCTATGCTTTGGTAATACTCTTCTGGTATTGCCTGTTCGTGCTTACGAAGTTCTTCTTCAGCTTGTTCTTTTCCTCGCAAACACACGGACGTTTTGCTGTATGCCGCATTATACACGGGAGAGGCGTCATATAAATTGCCTATTTTGTGTACTGTGCGTTTCCAGGTTCCGTCACTCTTCTTTTCCCAAGTATCTTTTTCAACATCGAAACAGAAAGAGCTCTGATCTATCTCTCCGCGGCGGAGGTTTTCCAGCAACTCTTCTCCGAGTGCCGTTTTCGGTGCCTCGAATCGGTATTTTAATCCTTTATCATCCACGGATAGCAATAATGATCCTGTTCCTTCTTTACATCTTGCAAGAATACCACGAGCCTGATCGTGATTCAACAACGCAAACACATCGCTTTTTTCAATAACTCCGTCCAGAGCTCCACGCTCTATAACTTCTTCGAATGGAAGTCCGTCGGATGGTGTATTGAATAATAAAGCATAACCCTCTACAGTTCTCTTTTCTTCCGTATCTCCAGTTAGTTGCACCTGGAATGCAGTATTTCTTATTTCTCTTTTTTCGTCCATAACAGTGCTTTTACTTACTAACCAAAAAGTTGTCTGACAAATCTGGATTATTTTGCGGTTCAGCGACTTTTTCTTTAACCGCATTGTCCAGCGTCTGCACATTCACCTGTACAAAAGCTTTGTCTCCATTCTCAATTCTAGGCATATTATTTTCTCTTCGAACCTCGTTGGGTGTGGCTGCTCCTACGGTGGCCAAATCTTTCCAGAATGCCGCCTGTGCGCTCTTATCAGTTCTTAGAATAGCGGAAGTGTCGAATTCTGCTATAAATCTTCCTCGTTCAGATGGCAGAAAGACTTTGCGGTTAATTTCTAATTCTATTTTCGTAATGACTGCAAGAGCTGTGTCTGTTAAATATTGAAGTTGAGTAGCTTCTACTGTAGAATAACTGGATTTAGACAGATCGAAAGCTTTGACTGGAGATACAGAGAAGAATCGGCAGAGATCCACAACATTAAATTGTCTGCTTTCGATGAACTGACTATCTTTTGGGCTTATAGAAATGGGTTGGTACTTCATATTCCCTTCCAGCACGGCAATACCATTCGGGTGCCCGGTTATAGGATTCGTACGTTCTTCCCACGTTTGATATATCTGATCCTTTTTCTTCTCATCCAATCGGGTCCCTTCAACTGTCAGTATACCTGCAACACTAGCTCCACTTTTAAAAAATCCCTCCGCATGTTCCTCTGTACTAGTTGCAATCCCTAGGGATTGGCGGGCATGTTCCAGCGTAGACACACCAATAATACCGTCATAAGAGAAATTAAGCACATGTATCATGTCTCTCGGATCTACTAATTCCCGAAAACCGACTACCTGATATCTTTTACGCATAATCCCTAAACGATCAGTGATCCAAGTTATCGTCACCTGGCTGGATGGCAAATAAATGAGTTGTGCTGCATTCATTTTACTATCGCGTTCGATATATGCGTAGCCATTACCGGTTAGCAGTACAGAAGCCATAAGAGTTTTAAAGAAAACATACCGAGTCATATCTTCGTTAGGCTCCATATTGAACATGTAATATGCCGGATGCGATTTAGCCTCGGCCTTAAATCCATCTGCATCTAAATGATAGGTTTTCAGCGGAAGCACGGCCACACTGTCCGAAATGAGATCCACACAGCGGTATACAGTAGACAACAACATAGGTTTACTTCTGCTGGTAAACATAGGACGGGAGCCGTTAAAACTCCAGGCTGTAACCTGTGACGTTTCCTGTTTACTCGCTTTTCGTATTTCAAATCCTAAAAATTTCATATATGCTTTTTCTACTAACCAAAAAAGTGTCAGACAATTAATAAAATTCTCCATAACGAGGGGAAACCAGATAAATCCCTAGGGCTTCGAGCTTGGCTATTACACCGTCTATCTTCTTCTCTTCAAACTGTTTTGAGGGTTTTGTGTTGCCATTCCGGTCCCGGGCCATGACTACATTACGGAAGCAATGCCGGTTAATGACATTATTGTCTATCACTGCTTTTCCAGACAACAGCAAACGCTCCATTTCTTTAGTTGGCCGGTTGAAGTTTCCTAAAGCCTGGCTATATGGCTCCATCGGCAACCCCTTTTCTTCAGCATTTATAACGAACTGTGTGGAGTTCCAAGAGTCATATGCTATTTTCTGAATAAAGACTATCTCCCGGATCCGGATAATATCGTTTAAGATATAGTCGTAATCGGTCACATTACCCGGCGTAATGGTGATAAGTCCCTGTCTTCGCCATTCTCCGTATAGATCTTTGAATCTCTTTTCTTGCAACGCAGCTTCCGGCAGGTAATAGAGTGTTTTGAAATAGTACTTATCCGATGTGGGAAACATAAAATTAACACAGGTAAGGTCGCTGGTACTTGACAAGTCAATACCGGCATAGCAATCCATATCCCGGAACTGTTCAAAGTCAAGATTAGCGGAAGCCTGCAAAATATAATGGTCCGGTATCCATACGGTTTCCGAGTCACACCAGATATTGAAATTCTTTGTTTTAATGCCGACTTCTTCCGATGGAGCATTAACTGCTGATTGGACTTGTGTCTGTAGATATTGCAGTTTGACTGTAACTCCCAGATTAGGGTTACTCTTCTGCCACGTTTGCGGATCTTTCCAATCGTCCCCCTCATCAGGAGAAAAGATTCCGGCAAACAGTGCATCGTTTTCTTTTAGTCCAGACAGCACCTCCGTGCACATTTCCCGGTACTGGTAACACGGTCCTAGCTTATCGAATCCGGCCGTAGTGATAATAACCGCCATCGGATTATCACGCATACCCTGTGAGGACTGGAGTACGTCTTTTAGACCTGTATTCTTTGCAGCGTGATACTCATCAATCAAATACATCGAAGCATTAAAACCGTCTAACTTTGAATCATCTGCGGCAAAGACCTGTAAAAGAGATAACATCTTTTCAAATTTGACCTTATCACGATAGGAAACAAGATCTTTTCCTTTCGGATCAATCCCTTTTGCGAATTGAGAGCAGAACTTGAATGCGATTTTAGCCTGTTCTTTAGAGTTAGCTGCCAGATCCACTTCTGCGTCCATTTCTCCGTCAGCGATTAGATGATACAATGATAATCCGGCTGCAAAAGCTGTTTTCCCATTCTTTCGTGCAATCTCTATGTAGACATACTTCACAAGTCGTTCATCTGTCTCTTTGATATAGAACCCATAGATAGCCGCTATTACAAATTGTTGCCATGGTTGTAAGATGAACGGCTTTCCGGCATGGCGTCCGGTGAAATGTCGAAGAATGGAAAAGAATTCTATAACTTCATCTGCTTTTTCCTCTTTGAATTCGTATCGATCATCCTCCATCATGGAGAAAAAACGTTCAGCAGCAAGCTGAATAAACTTACCGGATACGACTTTCTCGTCTATAACGTCTTGAGCGTATTTATAGTAAGCCTTTGTCTGCATCAGCGAGTTTCTTTCTTACCCTTCAAATACGCCTCAAGTGGAGATTCTACATTATCTCCCGCGTTCATGGCCTTAATTTGCCCTTTACTTTTAGCAGTCAACCCATATTCTTTTGCCAGTTCCAGATATTGACTCCAATTCTCTTTGAGTAGATTCGCCTCCGGACGTTTCACACATTCGCCTTTTAGATTCTTCATCGTCATTCCATCCTGCGCCAAGACTTCAACGCATTCCAGATAAGCATCATAAGCTGTGGCCATCCGATGCAGCTGGGGAATATCGGCTATTTCCAGCTGACCTCTATCATTCAATTGCTTCACAAGGTCAGATATAATCTTTCGGGCTTCTTTATGCTTGATTGTTTCGGGTAATTTAAAGCTGATTTTCTTCTTTTTTTCCATGATTTTGACTCGTTTTATTATAAAACCATACGATTGTCAGACAGAAACGAGATATTTAACAAAACGAAACAGTTTGGCATTTTTCAAAAAGTGCCGTGTGTGTGAATCAGGGTAGGGCGAGGTTTCCGAGCTCCATTTTCTCAAAATTTGACCCCATACCCCCTCCATAGCGCATTTAATGTTAATTTTAACTTAATTTTAAGAATACCACATTGAATTCATAGGGAAATCCCTATTTATTCAATTCATGCACAGATATTGCCCTAAACATTTGCACATATACAAATGATTATGTATCTTTGTAGTGTCAGATAAACAAAGTATTAACCCTTTAAAACAAAGTCATGAAAGAACTGAATGAACTTGAGCGAATTGAGTTCGAAATTGAAAAGGAGAAACAGAATCTAAGAGAGTGGAAACGTAAGGTGCTTATATTGGAAATAGAAAAAGAAGATGATGAAGCCCGTACTGATGCAATACTCGAAAGGATATCAGAACTCCTTGAAAGGAAAGAGAAATTAAAGAAGTAGTAATCGCCCCTCTCCGGAGGGGCATAACTCTAACAACGATATGAGAACATTGGAAGAAGATTTGTTGAAAATGGATAGTTTGCATGGAGATGAACTTGATGCACACTTGTATGAGATGAAGGCTTTGTATACCAAGCCAGAAGAGAAAGAAGCTATTAGAAAACATCTGGATAAAACTCTTGCCACAATAGCTAACAACGTTGAGAGTATTAGTAATCGTCTCACTATACGGGAACAGATGAATGAAATTATAGATTTAATCCCTGTGTCATACATCGCCAAGAACTACTTTGGCAAGAGTCGTGCTTGGCTGTATCAACGCATTAACGGATATAAGGTTAGAGGGCATGTGTATACACTTAATGAGAAAGAACTTGAAATATTTAATCGTGCCTTAAAAGATATTGGAAATAAAATCGGTTCACTTTCAGTTGGTTAATACAACTGTTATCTGACACCGCCTTTGCTTGTGGACCGTGCAAAGGCATTTGGGGGAGTAGCTATGTTCTACTCCCTTTTTTATTGTGCACTGCTTGATGACATTTTTTGCACAGACTCATAAGATTGTCATAGTCATAAGCTAAAAAAACACGTTGCACCGGATCATCCGTACTCATAAATGAAGTTATATGATGGATGTCTTCGGCTAGAGTTGTTTTGTTTTCTTTCAAACAAGTTTCACAGAGTGGATTACACGCAAATTTCCAGGCACGTAACCGACGCCAGCGATCGGAGTTATATATTTTCCGACGTTCAATGTCGTAATAGTTATCACTCTTCTTCTGTTGTTTTTGAGGCTTGTAAATAGTCGGCATAAGGTATTTCTTTTAAAAGTTTATTATCGTTGATGGCCTGATATTCTATCATTCGGAAGCGATAACAGAAATAATCTATCAACTCCTTATCGGTTGATAGACTAGAAGCCTTTTCATCTTGTGAGACAAAAACTACTGTATCTTGAAAAAGATCTTCTTTACTTTTAGAGCAGTATAGTCCTTGACCATGACTGACACACATAGCTCTCAAGCGATCATAATTGTGTGCAATCATGGTCATAACTTTAATGTTAACCTTTCCC